TTTCTGATTCTTTGCCATATTTTTCTATCCAAGTCTTTGGGCTTGTATGAAAACCGTCTTTGCCCTGGTGGTGATATTGACACAAGGGGATAACTAAGAAGTCCGAAGATTTTTGTCCCATACTAAACATACCCTCTCTTATGTGATGAAGGTTGCAAGGTGGTGCATCTGTTACATCGTGGTATTTACGACAAACACAACAACCAAACTCTGACATTTTGTTTAGCCATTGGCGTTCGTCTTTTGTTTTACTTTTCTTTTTACTCATCATTAAACCTAAACCCATAGTCTATGGCCCAGCTTTCTATTCTATCTTGGTATTCGGACATTTCTTTTGTCGTTAGTGATGAGGTAGATTTTATCTTAACTATATCATCATTGCCTATTTTCTTTTCTTCTGACAAAAATTTATAAGCCATCAGTTCGTGCATTTCATCTTTTTCATACCCTATATGGTTACCAATCTCTGTAATCATTTTCCAATACCTTTCATTCTGGTCAAGGCTTCTTGTGTGTTTAAATGGTTTAATATTAACGTCCCATAATGATTGTAAATCTAATTCTTTAATTAACGATATTAAATTATTTACGTTGTTTGCATTTAACTTGAATTTTATCATTAGCTTTATCAAATCCTTGTGTTTTAAAAACTTTACCATCTAATGATGTTGCTTTGTATTCAACATCACCAAACAATTCCCTTATACTTTTAATAAACTGATTTACTGTTAAAAGGTCTTTCTCCATATCTAAATGTCCTCGTATCAAAATATAATCCAATCTTACCTTCGTAACCGTTACCATGCCTTTGTTTGTTAATATAAACCGTACAGTCAAACCTCTTTACTAACTCTTCCATATCAGCATCTGGCTTTATCATGTCCAACTCTTTCTTTTTATTCCTAAACACAGAAATAGAGTTGTCGCATAAGTTGGTAATGTTACTACTTCCCATCACATCAAACTTATTAGGTGTTTCATGTTCATCTGATGTCTTACGGCTGTGTGCTACTAAAAATATATGTATGCCCAAATCTCTTGCTGCAACTGCTAATTGGTTACAAAACTTTTTCTGGCCGTTATAATCATCCTCGTTAATTCCTACCTTCATTAAGCTATCTATCACAAACAGTTTGCACCCAAGTTGTTCAGCTCCATAATAAATCACACTAAGAACTTTAGATACGGAAGTCTCTCCTTCAGCATCATACAAGTATAACTTATCGTCTAACTTATTTACAAATTCTGATATACGTTGCTCTGTTGGGTCTGGACTATTAGTTTGTAACAACATCCTTCCTAACGTTGCTTTAGGTAACATTTCAAAAGATGCTATCAACGCCTTCTCTTGTTTTAATAAGTACAAAATAACATAAGATAACCACATTGTCTTGCCATGTCCCGAGTAACCAGAAACTATCGTAAGCTCTCCCATCCTAACACGAAATTTATCTTCGGCTTTAATGAACGGTAAAGACATACCGCCATTAATCTCGTCACTAAAATACGACACAACTTCTTCAAGATAATTAGTCGGAGCTTTAATTTTACGGTGTTCATCTGTTCCCCTTTTTGCAAAATAGTTATCAATTTGGTCATCATTGACTACTAGCTTATTAGCCATCTCACTTACAGAGGTCATATAGCCTCCTGGTATTGCCAACAGATTTTAGTAATTTGTTTTGGTCTTCTGGTATTAATTTGCGCCCACTATTTACTTCTGCTGCGCACATGGCTACAAACAAAATATCGTTAGCAAGGTATTTTAACGCTGCATATGGATTAAAACTTTGCCTTTGCTTTATCATGCCGGACACCTCTCCATCTTTCATAATAAAACTATCCACTCGTTTGTTGGGCATTATGTCATCCCAAGTAAGTCCTGATGCTTGCATAACTTCCGTTAGGGTACATCCAGCAAAACAGTTCATAATAATTTTCTGGCCATCATCCGATAAAGATACTCCCATACTGTTACTTCTATCTTCATGGCTAGGACATTTGCATTGGTACTGATTGCTTCCCGACTTCTTTACATTCTCAAAGTGACTGAGTATTTCATGTATTGTTTTCATATAACTATCTCCTCTTCCTTAATAGTTCCTGTTATACCATCTTCCCATCTTTTATTGTTAATAATAACTTCTGGACTAGGATTAAAACCATCCTTCCACTCCTTTGTTTGTTTCATTTTTTTAGTCCAAGTAATTATCTCCTTTGACATACCTTCTAAATTTTGATTAACCCACTTCTCTTGGCACTTAAATTTGTTAACCCTTCTTAACGGCAAAAGAGTGTTCCACCAATCATCAAATCCTTTAATTGGTTCTATGGTTCTTTGGTTCTTTGGTTCTATGGTTCTTTGGTTAGTTGCACGTCCGTTGAACGCCCGTTCAGATGTGTTGGTTTTAGTACGTCTTGCGGCACTTGCTTTTCCAGCTTTAGACGCATTTAACAATTTTTTGCTGTATGCAATAATCTCTGCATCTATTCTTTTGTGATGCCAGGCATTATCTTCTAGGTCAAAATAATCGTTTAATATTTCGTCTACTTGTCCAGCAGTTGCTCGTACTTTTTTAGCTAAACCCTTAATGTTATTTTCTAACGGTTGTTCTTGGTCGTAATATAACCACAGCAATTCTAAATAAATAGACCTCTCTTCATGGCTAAGATGCCATGTATCTTTCTTAAAATCTCCTATGTGGTGGCTATAATAGTGCATTATTCCCCCTTAGTTTTAAGCAAAACCTCTATTTGAAATTGCCTTAACTTAGGTATCGTGCCTGTTTTAGACCAGTATTGTACGGCTGGTTGGCTAACGCCTAATGTTTCGGCCATCTTTCTTCTATTATTATCAAACAATGCTACCGCTTCGTTAAAGTTCATACGTTACTCCTTGGTTAAAAATTTAACTATATAGCATACTAAAACATTGTGCAATATTATTATAAAAATAATTATAAAAAAGTTTACACAAAAGTTTTTTTAATGGTATAGTGGTGTTGTAGTAATTAATTAACTGAGGAGATAATTATGAATACAAATGAAAAATTAAAAGAACAAGAGGCATTAAATGAGTACACAAACTCACAAACACCAACTGAAGTTGAGATGAATCTTATGGCAGCATATTATGGGGAGAATAAATATGAGTAAAGAATACGGAGATTATCATGGTGACGAGGATGATATTGAATCAGACAGACAGGATAAAGAAGAAAATGACCCAAGACATGAACCTAACTTTGACGATAACTAAGGAGCTATAATGTTTACATTTGAAGAAAATTTAATTATTGTTTTAATTTATATTGGTGGCTTTGCAGGATTATTATGTATAGGAGCTTTTATTGAGGAGGTATTTATCAATGGAAAAAAGTGAATTTGACAAACTAATAAAAATAATACAAGATTCAGCAAAAGAGTTAAAAGAGTTACTTGATAAACTAGACGAGAGGGATAAACAAAATGAGCGCACAAGCTAAATTAATGGATGCAAGATTAGAATTATTAAACACAAAGTTGACAAAGTCAGGCCACAATAAATTTGCTGGTTACAAATACTTTGAACTAGGTGACTTTATACCAGCTATACAAAAAATCTTTAATGATTTAAATCTATGCGGGATTGTTTCATTTGGTACAGAAATAGCTACCCTAACGATTACTGACTTAGAAGATAACTCTTCATTAGAAATAACTAGTCCTATGTCAACTGCTGCATTAAAAGGCTGTCATGCTGTGCAGAACTTAGGTGCAGTACAGACGTATATTAGACGTTACCTTTGGGTAACAGCGTTAGAGATTATTGAAAATGACGTGGTTGATGCTAGTCCAGCAACAGAGTATAGTTCGCAAGACATAGCCAATGCCGTTAAAGCAAAAGGATTGTCACCTAAATTAAATGTAGGAAAAGTAGAAGTTGTTAAATCAGGAGACTTTCTATAATGGAGCAACGTACAGCAGAATGGTTTTCAGCCAGGCTTGGAAAAGTAACCGCTTCTAAGATTTCTGATGTCATTGCTAAAACTAAAACTGGTGAGTCTGCCTATCGCAAAAAGTACAAAATGCAACTAGTGACAGAAAGACTTACAGGTAAAAGGGAAGATACATTTATCAACCAAGCCATGCAAAATGGCATAGACCGAGAGGAGGCGGCCAGAGATATTTATATTACGTTAACCGGTAATGAGGTAGCAGAAACAGGTCTTGTTGACCATCCAACTATAGCAATGTCAGGCGCTTCACCTGACGGTATTATTACCACAACTAAGGGTATTGCTATACTGGAGATTAAATGCCCTACTGATGCTACCCATACCTATAACTTATTAAGTAAAAGCATACCAAGTATATATGTACCACAAGTGCAATGGCAGATTGCTTGTTGCAATGCTGAATATGCAGAGTTTATGTCTTACAACCCAAATTTTGAGCCTAGCTTACAAGTCATGCTTACTCGTGTTGAGCGAGATGATGATTATATAGCTATGCTTGAAACACAAGTCGCTACTTTTCTAACGGAAGTGGATGACATTATAAACCAAGTCAAGGAGATTAATAATGGCTGAGTACGATAACAATAACACGTTTGTTTTATTTAAAAATGACAAAGGTGATAACCCAAAACGTCCTGATTACACAGGTAACGTAACCGTCAATGGAGCTATAATGAAATTGTCTGGTTGGATTAGAGAGTCAAATGCAGGCGCTAAGTTTATTAGTGGGCAGCTTCAAACTAAAGATGAAGATGTGCCTTTTTAGGGATTAAGTTTACATTGCCCTCAAGTAGTAATATTTAGAATGGGTCTAGGTATTACTGTATGGAACTTGAGGGTTAATGTATTACATGTATTACATTTTGAACATTAATTACTTGTTCATTACGTACATGGTTACTTCAAAACCAAAACGCATTTCAGTTGCTGATGGTGTTGTCCACATAGTAGGAGTCCTTAGTTGATTAATCAAGACTCTATTATAGCAAGTGTACTAAGTAATTCTGATGAGCAAATCATTACAAGGAGATAATGAAAATGATGAATTATAAAATATATGAAGAAAAGAAAAAGAAAGGTTGGTTAGTAGTTGGAGTGTTGGTTTTTTTGGTAGGTTTAGTTTGGCTTGGTATTAATTCTGTTCCAAACAAAACTTACCATTGCCATAAAAATGGATATTTGTTTGAGTCAATGAATGAGGCACAAAACATTTTCACTAAAACTGACATAGAATGTATCCACATTAACAATATATCGTTCAAGTCAAACATAAAGGAGATTAAATAATGACTGATAAAATAAACCCAGAGCATTATAAAATTGGTGGCATAGAAACTATTGATTATATAAAAGCTAAACTAACTCCAGAAGAGTATCTTGGGTATTTAAAAGGAAATCAAATTAAATACAGAGCAAGGATAGGTTATAAGGAAGGTGAAGATGCTTTATCCGATATGGGTAAAATGGATTGGTACGAAGATAAAGAAAAAGAAATTTATATAGAACAGCAAGAAATTATAAAAACCAAAGTTATGCTAGAAATGCAAGAACAAGAATTGCATGACGAAGACTAACAAACAAGAAGTGTATAAGTATGGCGACCCCTTCTATTGTGCTGAGTGTGGTAAGGAAGCTATGTATATGGATAAGGACAAAAAGTGGTGGTGTTACTTTAACTGGACGGACATGAACAAGGAACATTATGGAATCTGTAAAAGTAATATCAGTACCTAGCAACCCAGTATGTAATGTGTGTAAAAATCATGCCAAGATTTATCATAATGGTAAATGGTGGTGTAGTTTAACCTCTAGCATGGGTGAATTTAACATGAAAGGATATTGTAATTATGACAAAAAAGACAAAAGAAAAGAAGATAGTGATTAATTACTTTCATGTAGATGGGTATAAACATAGCATTACTTTTACCCCTGATGGAGAGGAAACAGTTTATCAGATATTAAATGAGCACACTACGAGAGTCATTGCTAAAGGAGTAGTAGGTTATGATTGAATTTGCATTTGTTATGGTCATTAGCACTAACCCAGTAATAGATAACTGGGAGTATATAGGTAACTTTAAAAACTGTACGCAGGCAGAGTTGTATGTATCGCTACACCATCCAGACAAGGTAGCCTCACGATGTTTAAATAAAGATTACATTAATATGCCTGAAGATACTATTTTTAAAAACATAGATATGCAGCACAACAGCATCAGATATTATCAACGTCATGATGCTTGCAAACTAAGGAGGGAATGTAATGGGTAAGGAAGAATTATTTATTGTGTGGGCAAAAAAACATAATTATAATTTAAAGAAAGATGTTGGATGTAAGTTGTTTGTTGAAGGAGAATTAACTTTAACTAACATTCCAATTCAAAATACATATTTAAGCACCCACACAGAATCTGCGTGGCAATCATGGGAGGCATCATGGGAAAAGGCAGTGGCAGAAGACCTACAGGGTTAGTAACAGATAAGAAATTGCAAGACAACTGGGAAAGAATATTTGGTGGCAAGCCTAACAACAAACAATTTGAAGGGAAACAAGATGGCAATAAGCCCGACACAAAGAACTCTGAAACGACTAAGGGATAGTGGTGACTACCCTTTAGTTACCATAGTAGAAAGATGGAATGCTTTTGCCAAGATACGCCAAGACTTGTTTGGCATTATAGACTTACTAGCAATAGATAGTAAGGGTAATACCGTAGGAATCCAAGTCACTAGCTATAGCAACATTAGTGCAAGGGTAAAGAAGATGGAGGATAGTGAGTCTATTAGCCATCTAAGGAACGCTAACTGGACATTGATTGTTGAAGGGTGGCACAAGAAAGACAATAAGTGGGTTAGTAGAATTGTAGACATCAGTTAAGGAGATTGATATGACCAAGCAAAGAAGTAATTACACGCAAGAAGAGTTAGATGTATTTAAGCAAAGAGCAATAGATTTTATAGAAAAACATCCTGATGCTAACAGGACAAGGATTGCAAATTATGCTGGCGTTGGTATTTCTGTTTTACAAAAAATGGAGAAAGCGGGTGCATTTAAACTGCCAAAGCCCATGAATGCAAAGCAAGTACGAAAGACACACAACTGGGGAGATATGCTAGGAAGCCTTAAATGAGAATAGAACGCCTTATGGTGTTATTAGAAGACTGGTCTGTGTGGATGAAGAAAGATAACCATAGGCTGGGATACCCAAGTAAGTCATTAGGCATGGCTAGTGGGGGAGAATCATCAGACGCTTTTGAGGATATGGTAGGTGAAGCTGATAGCAAGAATATTAAGACAATGAACGCTATCATACATAGCTTAGATAAAGAGCAACGTGATGCTATCTATGCTAGGTGGTTAGGTAGTAAGAAACCTGTGTACTATGAGCTGAAGTTAGATTTAGCAATGGATAACTTACTAACCATAGCAGGCAGAAGGATATATGCTTAATCAAATTGATATACCAATCAGTCTAAATCAAATAAGCAAAGCAAAGTTAGAGCAAGAAAAGTTTGATTCTCAAAAAACATATAATAAGTTTAAGTGCGACACTAATTACATAGGTCTTTTGGGGGAGATGGTTTTTAATGAATTTCTTAAAACAAAAAATTATGATTTTAAATGGTTTGAATTTACCAAACAAGGATGGGATGACCCTGACTTTATTATAAATAATAAAACAGTAGATTTAAAAACAACATTTAGTGACAGTATGTGGATACAACAAGAAAAGTTTGACGTGTATATTTACGCTCAAATAAATAAAAAAGAAGACGTATTCAGTATAAAAGGATGGTTGACTAAAGATAATATTAAAGAGGCAAAAGAAAAGCACAGATGTAATATTGTTAGAAGAGAAGGTAGGATTGACTATGTTTTTAAACAGAATCACATGAGAGATGTTAATTTAATATTTAGGTAGGGTTACCCCTCACCTAGTTAATAAAAAGCTCACTACGGGGCTCAGGACAAGCCCAGAAGGGTGTTTAATCGTCTAAATCAGGCATATTAGCATAGATACTATCAACAACTAGTTCAACAGAACTTCCATCATCTAAGTAGATGACCATAGTATCTTCACCATATACAACATCTACCGCATCAATCATCTTTCCAGTGATATGCTCGGCAATCTCTTGTATCTTCATTTCTTTCTTCCTTAAGTGTTGGTAGCCAATAAATAGATTAGGTTTTGTTTGAGTCCTGATAGAAGGTTACCCCTTCCTTATTAATAATTAAAGCCTCTCTTCTAGGAGGCTTGTTGTCTTCTGGAAAAGATATATGCACCCAGCTATTATATTCCAAAATAATCTGGTCATAAAGAATATCGGAGCTAATAATAGCCAGAACAATACTGTCAGGACTACCATAAGAGATAGATGTAAAGTCACAAGCAAGACCTTGTATGTGTTGGCTGGTACGTTTGCTGCCAATAGTGTCGTTAAGAGCAGGGCATCTATAACCAGAAGAGATATGTATGGGTGCATTAAGTAAGTTTCTAACATCTTCCATTCCATTTGCTAATATACATAGGTTATCCAGTATTCCCTCGTGAGGAGTGTTGTCTATACCTTTGCGTGTAGCTGTTTCGCTAAAGGTAAATTCTTCTAAGGTAAAGTGTGGCGTTAGTCTTGTCATTACTTGCTAAGTCCCTTTTGCTTCTCATAAGTTCGCAGTCCAGCAAGACCTAACATAGCAAAGGTTAGTTCTAACAATACATCAGATTGTAATACAGGTAATACGACTGTATTGCCTAACAACAATAGTATCCATTGGGTAATAGGTGCAATGAGAAATATCCAAGCAAAACCTAATGCAGCAACCCATCCTAATGCTGGTCGCCATCCTGCTACCCATACACTTCTATGAGCTGCTTCTATCTTATTTGTTTCTGCTTGTGCTAAGTTGAGTTGTGTGGCGTTAGCAATAAGTTCTGCTTCTA